CAGATCAATCGCTTGTCCTTTGGTATGCTGCGAAGTTTTGGACGAGTTGGGAATTGCCTCGCATAGCTCTTGAGATCTATACATACTGTTAATTTTAATAGGGTGTTCTGCCCACTCTCTAAGTGGTTGGAATACCTCATTAGCTACGGTTTGCATAGCCTTTAAATGAGCGTCAGTAGGCTCGTTTTTAATTTTTAACCTACTAGCCGTCTCAGAATATGTAGCCTCTCTAAAGCTAATATTATCGCTTATATTAGTTACTTTCGCTTTCGCTTTCTTCATTTTCTTTAAATGTTACTTCCCCATTTTCCGGATTGATATTTACTTGTTTATCGCCCCATTTATATTTTTCTCTAAGAGAATTTTTATTGTCAATCTCTTCTTTGTAAACCTCTTTCCAAAGATCCCCTAAATTTAAGATTTGCAAATTGTAAACAGATATATCATTTTTGATAGCTGCTTTTTTTTGTTCTATTGTCTGTAATTGTTCTAACTCTTCTTTTGATATTTTACTCATTTTTTAAAAATTTAAATTAATAATTACAAATATATTTATTTTATTCTTTTGTTGGCTCTAAACTATTGATATAATCTACATAGCTTTTTTTAATTTCCTCATTCCAAATAACATTAGCTATATTATCTACATTATGCTCTTTAGCTTTTTCTATATCCCCACAGTTAATAGTATCTCTATAATAACTATCAGATATAACGTTACCATTTTCAATAATTTGATCTTGGTATCTTACTTGGATATGCTTAAACTCTCCAACTATTTCTATTTTATCTTGTATTCTTTTTTTTGATAAACTCATAATTTATTTAATTTTTAAGTTGCTTGATATGTTCCTGTTAATATTAAATCTGTATTATCATTAAATTGACTATTAGTATAATCATTATAAACTGATCCATTAATAAATCTAGGTCTTATTATTGCACTATTATTATCTATGGTAACCATAAATTTATCTTCTAAAGTAAAATTAGTAGCAAATGCGGGAACTGCACTTCCATAATTCCCTGTAATATTTGCTGAAGTAAATGGTAATCCTGTAATAGTACATTGTCCTGTTGATGAGCCTTTACTTGTTAATATAATTCTAAAAGAAAAATGTACTGTCCTACCTATTTTTGTATAAACCCCTGCTTGAGTACCATAAGAAATTCCTGTTGTACCACCTCCAAAATTTAATACCGGAGTCCAAGTTCCCTCTTCGTAATCGTCTAATAAATTACTATTGTTAGAACTTCCTAAAAATATACCACCGGAGGGGTGTAACCTACCTTGATCGTAAAGAGTCATTACAGTAGTAGGATCTTGTCCTGTTGTATTTGTACTTGTTACTTGTTGGAATAAAAGTTTTCCATTGGAATCAGAGGTTATAATATTTCCTTTTGCACCTTTTGTTGTCCAAGTATTTGCACTTTGTTCGCAAAAAGTAGAGAATGAAATAAAAGGTTGTCCATTACTGCCATAGCTACCAACAGTACCGAAATACCAATCGCCATTATTTGTATGACCAAACTCTATTGTACTACCATTATTTCTAACATCTAATAAAGCATTAGATTGCGACGTACTCATACCAATTTCTACTACTTTGTTTGGCCTTATTCTCATAGCCTCATCTGCAAGAGCTACGTTTTGACCGTCTGCCGTATTATTCATAGCAAACACTAAGTCCCCTCTGCCTTGTAAAGCCGTCCTTTCAAAGTATATTCCCGATTTTATATATGTACCATTATTTAGCATACTAAATCCAATTCCCGCCGTATCGCCGTCAGTATCGTTTAGGTTAGCTAATAATAAATTGTTTGACAGTCCCGCAACAGTCTTACTAGATATAGTTGTTCCCGAACTATCTATTCTTAATTTTTCTGATGGTAATGTTCCGTTTGGTCTTGTATAAAAACTTAATGCACAAGCTGTATTACCACTTGTAGCATTTTCTTTAAATCCTTTTATTCCACCATAAAAAGCATAATCATCAACTCCTGTTGCATATTTACCAACAAATTGTATTTCTCCACCGACTCCCTGTGCCATATTAGTTGAATCTGCTGCAAGAAAACTAGATGTAGCAAAGTTTGCAGTACAATCTATAAAAGATTGTGTTCTTGCATTTCCATAACCATCTCCCCTAGCTACAACTAGATTACCACTACCATTTACCCTTACTCTTTCACTTCCACCCGTATATAACCTAATACCTCCTACTGATCCGTCTCCGGCTCTAAGTTGAAGTAATCCGCCGTTACCGCTCTCGTTACCCGATAAATGAATACTAGCTCCTCTAGTGTCAGCCGTTCCTCCGCCTCCCCCTATTATAAGCTGAGCGTTATCTGATGCGTCCGAAGTTTTTGCTAGAATATTTGCAGAGCCAGCAAATAACATATTACCACTTGCATCAATTTTAACTTTTTCTGTTCTTGCTGAATCGCCACTACCTGTGAAAAAAGCAAGTTCATTAACATTATTACCGCCATTATTATGAACTGCTAACCCCGCCCATCTGTGAGTATTTGTTGATGGCTCTGTATTACCATATAATTTTAAATATCTATCATATCCTGTATTTGTATTAGCTCCGACTGTAATTATATTTCCATTAACATTTAAAACTTCCGGTAATTGTGTTGTTGTATTTAACCCTGTTTTGTTACCCTCTAACAACATTGGATTATGAGTTCCTCCGCTTGTAGTAGAGTTTTTAAATGTAATTGTTGAATCTGATCCCGTATTAGCCGGATAAGCATTTGCTGCAATAGTCATATTTCCACCGCTACCGAATATATTACAGTAAGTATAAGTATTTCCTCCAAAAGCGATACCGTTTGGCATTTGTAAATCAAAAGCCGTAGCTGCGGAGTCTACGACATCTATTGAGCTAGGATTAATTCTAACTTGACCGTCGTCATCTACTTGTAATCTTGTAGATCCGGCGGTATTAACAATAAAAGTATCTGCTCCACTAAAGCCAAATAAAGTGTCTGAATCGCCAACGTGAGCAATATAATCGGGAACGTAAACTCTATTCCCAAACTCTGCCGCTCCCGCATCTGACATATCTAACGTAAGAGCCGTAACAGACGATCCTCCGTCGTTTCCGCTAAAGATAATATCTTTGTCTTGTATAGGGTTATTTATGTAAAAGTTATCACTTGATTTAAATATTTTTCCAAAATTAGTCCCACCTCCTAAGAAATGTATCTCAGAGTTTCCGGAGTCTAAATTAACTTGACCGTTATCTGCAACTTGAACAAAACCGCTAAAATCGTCGTTACCTAATTTTATACCGGCCGAAGTTCTAGCCTGTATGTTATTAATGTATCCGGTTCCATTTATAGTAACATCATTATTAAAAGTTGCCGAGCCGGCTGCGGACATATCTAATTGT